CCGCCACTAATAGACCTGTTTTCCTTCTTTAAAAAAATAGGAGTTTTTATATACGTGGGAGCCCCCACTTGTTCGGAAAGTTTAGATATTATATCTAACGTTTCTTGAGACAAGTTACATAAAAATCCCGCATTTGTTATATCATCGTAATCCAAAATACCATATTGTTTTGTAATTTTCACCGGAGAAGTAGTAGTCATAAAATCCTAATATTATATATTAACAATTGTTTATATCTATTTTATTATAATATTAATTTGTAGAATATTTTACAAATTACATATATACACATATACATATACATACATACACATATACACATAAAAAGTGTTTACTCAAATAAGAGATGTTGAAAATACATATATAAAATATTTATTTGATAAATACTTAAATGTATAAGAATATATAATATAGAATGTCCGGAAAATATCCCCCAATGAATCGTAATAATAGATATAATAATAGTAATAGCAATAGTGGTAATAATACAAACAAATATAGAAACGATGACACGAATAAAGGTGCAGGTGCAGGGCCTTCATTCGCAAGTGGTCATGATGGCGGTGGTGGCGGTGGTAACAGGTACGACAATCGTCGCCCCAACAGAAACAATTCAAGAAATGACAATGGAGCGGGTTTGAATGAAACCCAAAACCAAAACCAAAACAGTGGTTTGAATATAAATAGGAATGAGATTATTTCAAAGCCGGAGAGTGAAAATGTGGTTGATGGTGCAACCAATACAACTACTCCAGAGGATAGCAGCTATACCCCCAAAGAATTTGATAAGTGGGAAGACTTGGAAGGTATTATAAGCGAAGAGCTTATGCGAGGAATTTATGCGTATGGTTTTGATAGGCCGAGTTTGATTCAACAGAAGGCTCTTTTGACTATTTTTGATAAAAAAGATATTATTGCACAGGCGCAGTCAGGAACAGGTAAGACGGGTGTTTTTACTATAGGTGTGTTGCAGAAGGTAGACACTGAAGTAAATAAAACCCAGGCGATGATTTTGGCGCCGACGCGCGAACTTGCTAAACAGATTTATGACGTAATTACGTCAATCGGATCTATGATTAAGAACATCCGTTTTCATCTTCTTATTGGAGGAACATCAACGGACGAGGATGCTCATCAACTAAAGACTATTATGCCGCATATAATTGTCGGATGCCCTGGACGCGTATATGACATGATGCGTAGAAATCATATTAATTCCAAAGATATTAACTTGCTTGTGTTAGACGAGGCGGATGAGATGCTTTCCGTTGGTTTTAAAGACCAGATCTATAATATTTTTCAGTATTTGAGTCCCGATATTCAGGTTGGTTTATTTAGTGCGACGATGCCGAATGAACTACAGTCTCTTACGGATAAGTTTATGCGTAACCCTGTGCGTATTTTGGTGAAGTCTGAAATGCTTACACTTGAAGGTATCAAACAGTATTATGTTGCTCTTAATGACGACAATCAGAAATATGCGACACTAAAGGATATTTTTAATATTATTTCAATGTCACAATGTATTATTTATTGTAATAGTATTAAGAGGGTAATGGATTTGACAGATGCAATGATTAATGATGGATTTCCAGTATGTTGTATTCATAGTAATATGGATAAGTCCAAACGTGACGAAGCTTACACTGATTTTAAAGCAGGTAAACATCGTGTTTTAATATCTTCAAATGTCACATCGCGTGGTATAGATGTACAACAAGTGAGAACGGTGTTGAATTTTGATTTGCCGAAATGCATATTTAATTACTTGCATCGTATTGGGAGGTCTGGGCGTTGGGGTAGGAAAGGAACGGCTATTAATTTTGTTACTAGATGGGATATTAAAACTATGAAAGATATCGAGAGACATTATCATACTATTGTAGACGAATTGCCTTCAAATATTACCATTGACTGATGTAGTAAGTAGCATCTGGTAGATAGTGCGATGGTAAATAGTACAATGGTAAATAGTACAATAATAAAATAAATTCGTATATTTATTTTATTAATTATATTTTAACATATAAATATGTTTGATCTTGAAAAATATTTAACAGAACTGAAAAATGAACAGATAAAGAAGCTTGAAGCTTTGAATGGAAATGTTTGTAATACCAATACACGCGGTAGCGATACTAGTACTAACGGTAAACCGGTAGATACAACCGCATCGTCGACCGCGACATCATCCTTTAAATTTCCTATATCATATTTAGAGAACAAACAAGAAATTAACGAGAATATAATAAACGATTTAGAGCTGGTAGAATCAAAAGACCCCGATGGGTGTTCAATGTATAGCCATATTTTTAAACCCGAGTCAATATTTAGCAAAAAGTTTTTAAATGAATGGAGCAAATATTATACGACAGATGTAAAATTTTTGAAGGATTCGCAGGTGTTTTATAAGGCTTATATTAATCAATATGAAGGCGATTTAAAGAAGCCTATAAAAATGACTGCATCCGGCAACGAAATAGATATCAACCCCCATGATATTTTTGAAAAAATAGATAAGTTATGGATTGATATTGCCGGAGACAAAAATTTCAAACAACGCTTCAACTATATTGACATTCCTATTTTAGACAGACTTAATAAGTCACCGGGTTTTTTACAGATACTTAGTCTTTACAACCTTACTTCTCCTGTGATTTCTCTTCTTTCGCCGCTTATATTATTGATTATACCATTCTTTCTTCTTAAATTTCAAAAAATAGATGTTACTGTTGCTGGATATATAGCAACGCTTAAGAGAATATTTGCAACACACCCGATTGGTAAAATGTTTTCTTTACTAGACTTTTCTAGCATGCCCTGGGATAAGAGAATATATGTTTTGATGTCACTTGTATTTTACGTTATTCAGGTCTATCAAAATGTAATATCGTGCTATCAGTTCTACAAAAATATGATTTTAATCCACAAAAATATTTTTATTCTTCGCGACTATTTCAGGTACACTATTAAAAATATGACGCATATTGTCAGTATCACATCTTCATTGGAAACATATAAAAACTTTGCAGAAGACATTAACACCAATAAAGACAAATTGGAAAAACTATGCAAGGTATTTGATAAAATTAAGCCTTTTAGTATATCATTTGGTAAGATGCTTGATATTGGTAAAATCATGAAGCTGAATTATGAGATATTTGTGGATAATGATATTAAGAAATGTGTAGACTATAGTTTTGGATTCAACGGATTTTATGAACAGGTTGACCACTTAAAGAGCATAATTGATAACGGTAGAATTAATATGTGTTCATTTATTGAAGGTAGCGTTGAGGAAGATGTAGAAGAAGTTCAAGAAGTCGAAGAAGTTCAAGAAGAAATTAAGGATGTGAAAAGACGCAAAAAAGACAAGTCCAACAAATCCAATAAATCCAACAAATCCGAAAAGTCCACTACATCAATGGTGTCTACGAAGTCAAAAGATACCGAATATTCACAAAATGATACAAAATCCAAAAATGTTACGAAATTTAAAAATTTATATTATCCTCCACATGAAAGTCCTGTAAAAAATAATGTAACAATAGATAAAAAAATTATAATTACAGGACCTAATGCAGCAGGTAAAACTACAGTTATTAAGTCAACGCTGATGAATATTATATTGTCTCAACAAATCGGTTATGGCTTTTACGAAAAAGCTGAAATTAAGCCATATGACTACTTACATTGCTATTTGAATATCCCTGATACTTCGGGTCGTGATAGTTTATTTCAAGCAGAATCTAGAAGATGTAAAGAAATTCTAGACTGTTTAGAGAAAAATCACGATAAAACACATTTTTGCATTTTTGATGAACTATATTCCGGAACAAATCCATATGAAGCAGTCGCTAGTGCCTATGGATATATAGATTACTTATCTACTAAGAAAAATGTAGACTTAATGCTCACGACACACTATATCGAGTTGTGTAAGAATTTGAAATCAAATACTAACGTTAAGAATTACCATATGAGTGTAAATATGTTGAAGGATCATAATGTAGAATACTTATATAAATTTAAAAAGGGAATATCAACAATTAAGGGAGGTATAAAAGTTTTATATGATTTAGAATATCCAGAAGAAATTATTAAAAATACTAAAAAAATTCTCGGATCCATGTAATTAAGGAAAGGATGTTTCAAAATAACAAAATAACGAAATAACGAAATAACAAAATAACGAAATAACGAAATAACAAAATAACAAAATAACGAAATAACAAAATAACAAAATAACAAAATAACATTAAGCGTTAAATATTTTATTTTTATTTATGTATAAAAATAAAAGATGTCCTTATTTAATTCACAAACTATTTTTAGTATATTAATTACATTATTGATTGGTGTCGGTTTATATTATTATGTAAGATATAAATTTCGTATTTTAGAACTTACACAGCGCGAACAAGCAAAAGTATTGCAAAGTGTAATAATTGCTATGAATAACAATAGTCAAAATATGACGAATACTTTTCAAAATAAAAGCCAAGAAGAAATAATTTCAGATGCTGTTACTCATGATACAAATCGGTTTCGTCAAGTGAATTCAAATAGCGAGTTGATTGATGTTTCAGATGATAGTGAAAGCGAAAGTGACAGCGAAAGCGAAAGCGAAAGCGAGAGTAGTAGCGAGAGTGAATGTGACAGTGAACATGTCGAGGAACATATCGAAGAACATGAAGTTACCGATAATACTACAAGAAAAATCTTATTCACTGGTAATAATGAATCTCATATAGTAGAACATTTAGATGGTCCTGATGTAAAAGTAATTGAGTTAACCAACCCTTTATATCCAAAAAATAGTAGCGAAGACTATAAAAACAAAGATAATGGCGAAGATGACAGCGAAGAAGAAGACGAAGATGATGATGTAGAAGATGATGATGTGGAAGATAGCGACAGTGAGTCCTTATCGTCTGATCTCGACGGTCCTCGTGAGTCTATTGGAGGACACGACAACCATGAAAACCATGAGAACCATGAGATTTGTGAGATTAAGGGAAATGTTGATATGAATGAAGTTAATAATCAAATAATAGATTTAGAAACAGATAATATTTCTGATGTCATTTCGGTAGATAACTCTTTAGATAATATTTCTGTAAAAACAGTATTTAAAACTAAGGATTCTGAAACACATTCCGACTATAGTTCAATGAATGTACAGTCTCTTAGACAGCTTCTTAAAAACAAGATGTCATCCGAGGGCGCGCACATGAGCGAAGCTTCTATTAACAAGTTAACAAAGAAGGAACTAATTAAACATTTGTCCTAACTACATTAATAAATATATATAAAATTATTAAAATTAATAATATTAATATGAATTCTAGCGTTAATATTATTTTTATCTAGTTTTAGTATATATTATACAATCATATAATACATGTCTTGGGCTACTTGTTACTCAGGTTCAAATAATATTCACTTTAATTTTCCCCCCATTATGATGGATGGTCGCAATTACGCAACATGGCAGCCAGGTGCCGCCGTGAATGAAAAAATCCGCGAAAATAACAATATAACTTCAAACTGGGACTACAGAACATACTTACAAAAGAACGCTGTTAAAATTATGGAAGCAAACTCTATATCATCGTGTAATAACTGTGGAGCGTCTCCTACGATGTATACAGGACCTCAAAATCCTGTAGTACAGTCGACTACGCCATATGTTTTTTCATCAGCCCTCGATATGAGCCAACCATTTGGATACGAAACGAGTGACCTTAAAAATGTGTATCTTTCTCGATACGAATTACAAAGTCGTATGATGGCTCCGGCTCTTACTCAGTATCAATATTTAGTTGATGCTGATCCCAATTCGAAGTAAATGCAAATAAACGCAGTAAACGCAAATAATGTTTTACTTTTATAAGTTAAAATATTTTTTACCTAATATATAGTTAAGCCCTTTTTGTATATTATCAATCTCGTAAATGAACACCAGCGCAACAAATGTCGAGGTAATACAGTCTATAGTGTAGTGGTTTCTAGATGCACATATTAACAGAAACGCTAAAATGTAAACGGTTAAATATAGTAACCAATATGTGGAACCGTAGTACTTATAAATAAGTCCTAACTGAAAAACAATATTTATAAAATGTCCGCTAATTCCAAGGTTATTACATGAACCCATATTCATTGTGGTTTTAAAAAAGTCGGAAGCAAATTTACACGTCTTACTGCTATCAGGTAAAGTAGTAGAGACAAAGTAAATATATGTAATTAAACGCATTAGTAAAAATACGAAAAAGTATAAAACAATATACTGGTATTTACCATTTATAATAAAAATAACTACAAAAATAAATGAAAAAAGTGAAATAAATAAATCACTTACTACATCTAGATTTCGAACTATTGGTATACTTCCCTGTATAATATCTGGAATTTTTACTTTATTAATAGGCTTGCCCTTTTCATATGAGTATTTGTTCACAACTTTTTCAGCATAATAACATACCACAAATAATAATATAAATAAACACACCAGTTTAAAATATATACTTTTCATAATTTCAAAATGTATTTACCTTATTATAATAACAGAATAAAAAACAAATATAAACAAATATAAAACTATATTGTTGTAATTAGATATATATAATATATATGAAATGAAAACAGTTATTAGTTTTGATGTAGGTATGAAAAATTTAGCATACTGTTTATTTCAAGTTGGCGATAGTAGTACAAATAGTTTAACGGACTATAAAGTATTACAATGGGAAGTTATAAACTTGTGTACTCCTATAGTGAAAAAGTGTAACAACGGTGGTTTGCAATCTTGTTCAGAAGTTGCTAAATATTGTAAAACATTTAAGAACGAACAGCAGTCGTCTAGTAATGAAAATGAAAATGAAAATGAAAATGAAAATGAAAATGAAAATGAAGAATCAGTAATAATTGATTATTATTGTAGTAAACATGCAAGAAAGTGTAAATTAAAAATACCACCAAGCGAACTTGATATTAAAAAGGTAAAAAGTAAGAAATTAGTTGATATTCAGAACATTATTGAAAAGTATAATATAGTTCCTATTTTAAATAAATCTCACGAGCCTCAAACGTCTCAAACGTCTCAAACATCTCAAACGTCTCAAACCTATAACGAATCAACAGAACCCATAGTTATTACAAAGAGACAAAAAAATAACAAAGAACAGATGATAGATATGATACAAAATGAACTAGATAATAACTATTTGGAAAATATAGAAAACGTACGTGCTGATCAGATTGATTTGCTAACACTTGGTAGAAATATGATGACAGAGTTAGATAAATTTATATCTACTTATGAAAGTATAAATACAGGAGATTTAGGAAAAATGGGAGGGCTGGGATTGGAAAAATATAAAATAGATATTGTAATTATAGAAAATCAGATTAGTACAATCGCAAGTAGAATGAAGACACTTCAAGGTATGATAGCGCAATATTTTATAATGAGAGGAACACCATGTATAGAATTTATTTCTGCAGCAAATAAATTAAAAATGTTCATGACTAAAAAGAAAACAACATACACTGAGCGGAAAATAGAAAGTGTAGAAGTAACAAAGGAGTTGTTAGAAAAGTTGCCTCAGTTTGAAAAATATAGAGGATGTTTAGAGAAGAATAAAAAAAAAGATGATTTAGCTGACTGTTTTTTACAAGGAATATATTACCTTACACTAAAAAAGATGATAGATATTGAAGTATAATATTTTTGAATCATTTAATTACAAATATTTATTTATAATTATTTAATTATTTAATTA